TGCTATTTCTGGCATCATGGCTAGATAAAATAGCATTTAACCCGCAAGAGAAAACTTGAAAAAATCTCAAAAATATTCTATAATATATATAGAAGTTAAGGGAAAGGAAAAACAAAGATACATTCTATTCCGCAAGAAAATGTTTGACGAACTCTTGACTTTTGAGAAATTTTTTCGTATAATAAATACATAAAATGATGAAAAGGAGAACCCTATTATGACTAACACTAAGAAGATTACCAAGCGCGAATGCTACAACACCCTGATGACCATGGTGGACCATGTTGAGTTCGAGGGCGTTACTTTCGAGAACGAGGATATGACCTGCGACGCTCTGCGTGAGTTTATTGCTCATGAGATCGAGCTTCTGGACAATAAGGCCGCGGCTGCTGCTAAGCGCGCTCAGGCTAAGCGTGATGAGGGCGATGCTCTCCGTGCTCGTATCCTTGAGGTTATGTCCACTGAGGACTTCATGACTATCCCTGAGATCGTCAAGGCTATCGGCGACGAAGATGTGTCTGCTCAGATGGTGACTGCTCGTCTGACCCAGTGCGTAAAGGCCGATCTGGCTGAAAAGGACAGCGTGTCTGTTGAGGTTGCTGGTAAGGCGAAGAAGCTCTCTGGCTATCGTAAGCTGGGTTAATCGAATAACTCATATTAGAAAGCTCGGTCATTTGACCGAGCTTTCTTTTTAAGCAAAAGAAGAAGCAACAAGGCCCGCAAGGAAAGTCTACAATCGAACAAATAATATAGATAATCATAAAAAGAATAATAGGAAACATAATTTATAATCCTTTCTTTTAGTTTCTATATTTATTATAACAAAATTAAATGAAACTGTCAATCTAATTGGCAATTTCATAGCTTGACAATTAAAGATTATTATGCTACTATAAATATAGAAGAAATGGAGGCTTAAACATGATTTTTAGTGTTAATTACCATTCACAATATAAACAAGAGGCTCAAGAAATTAGATGTCCTATCAATCAGTTAGGAACTATCTTTACCTTTATTAAAGACAATCCCAATAAACGATATAACATCACAATGAAGAATAGTTCTTTCTCCACAAAAGAACGAGAGCAGATTGATTTAATCAAAATTGTTACAGATAACTATACTATTAGTTGCGGCCAGCTAGACCAACTGCGGATGTTGCTTACTAAAGGTTATCATGCCTATTTGGCTTTCCCCGCGACAGATTGGGAGACATTTTCTGAACTTCAAGACCTTGGTGTATCAGATATTTATATCGACGGTCCGCTCGGTTTTCAGATGGATAAGATCGCCGCAGGTAAGAAAGAAATTAAAATCCGTGTATCACCTACGCTATCCCCTAATAGTAGTTTAACAAGAGGAGAAGCTAACGACTTCTTTATCCGACCGGAAGACCTTAAACTTTATACTTCAATAGATTTTAATGAGCCTGACAAGGATAAGGAAGATGTACTTTTTTCTATTTACAACAGAGGTACATTTAATTATAGCTTAAAAGATTTAATGGTCAACTTACCTTATGACATTAACAATCTTTTATTCAAAGAAGATTTCGCAACCCATAGACTTAATTGCGGACAGCGCTGTAAAGAGCCCGGTAGAACCTGCCATCTATGCTCTAATTACTTCGCTGTGATTGAAGATTCACTCAAACTAATTGAAAAATCTAATTGATTTTCTTTTTTAATTATAATATAATATTATTATAAGATAAAAGAAAAGGAGTGTTTCTAATGTCTAAGTGGTCTGAGATTCTCCCTTAGGATGCTCTTTGTTTGGCAACTGAGCTTGAGGCTCATGCTCAAGAGGAGCGAGATAATGGCAAGATTTTGTATCCTCCACAGAAACAAATCTTTAGAGCATTACAGTTGACTAAGCCTGAAGATGTGCGGGTCTGCCTCGTTGGACAAGACCCATATCATACACCCGGTCAAGCTAATGGATTAGCTTTCTCGATCGCTCCCGGTAATCCTCTTCAACCTTCGTTGGTAAATATCTTCAAAGAACTGGAAGAGGATGTTGGTGTTAAGCGACCAGAAAGTGGTGACTTGACTAAGTGGGCAGAAAATGGAGTTTTACTTCTCAATACCTCACTTACAGTTTATGAACATCAAGCTAATAGCTGTGTGCGGTGGGGATGGGATAGGTTCACTAAGTCTGTCTTACAAGCCGCTACTAAGCTCCCGCAGCCCGTTGTATTCTTACTGTGGGGTTCTAATGCACAGGATTTGTTGAAAGATTTGATTTCTTGTGCGGCAGTATATGAAGATGGCGGACATATTGTAAAAGAAAATCTAATTAAGAAAGCCTATGTGCTTTCCTCCCACCCAAGTCCTTTTAGTGCAACAAGACCATGTCGTGGGACGCCTGCTTTTCGAGGCAGCAAACCATTTTCAACAGCTAATAAGTTGCTAACGGACATGGGAGGGACACCGATTGACTGGAGCTTATAATCAAATTAAAGAGGAAGTCGAAGCAATTCTTGTCCATTCTCAAGACTTCCCATTCGATGTAGATGCTACAAAAATGATGGAGCAATGGGAAAAGGCAAAAGCTCCATTCATCAAGTTGTTTAAGGGAAAGACATATATCAGAAGCGCGGAACCTATTAAGGTTACTCTCTCCTCTGAGCAGCGATCCCGCAGGTTCAATGAGTTCATTTCTACTCTTGATGATAACGGTGTGTTAAGCGAGGATTTTGAGACTTTCCTTCGCGTAAACACCGATGGATTTTTCGAGAATAAAGTTGTTTTACCATATCCAACATATCATATCCCGCAAGGAGCGAAGATACTTAAGTCTTTCAAGAAGTTTCTTCCCAATCAAGAGGTAACGAGATGGGCGCAGGATACAGCATCACGATATATCCAAGAAAATAAGATTGAAGGATACCTCTATCTCTCTGTTGATCCGAGAGATTTTCTTACATTGTCGGAGAACGACTCTAACTGGTATTCTTGTCAGTCTCTTGATGGAGATTATCGTTCTGGAGATTTAAGCTATATGGTAGATGGTACTACTATTGTTGCCTACCTTGCCAATGAAAAGAAGCATTTTAACTGTTTGCCGCAAGATAGTGAATGGTTTGATAAGAAATGGAGAATGTTAATTCATACAAACCAATATACTTGCATCTACTATAATAGGCAGTATCCCTACGATTCTCCAGACTTATTGGAAGCTACTCATAGGATGGTTAGTAATCTATTTCCACGAATAGACTTTGCACCACCTGCGGACTATGGGTTTAAAGTAGCTATCGGAAGATTTGGAAATAGGATGATGACCTATAATCAGATTAACGCGGGGGGACGAACTTATGATATGCGAGTACATACAGTCCTGTTGTTGCGGTAAACTTTTCTATGATAGATAATTACCTTAATGAGATTTATTCGTCTGATAATAAACAAAAGGAAGAAGAACTATTCAAAGAGATATTCGGCATTAAAGTTGGTGCAAAAGTAATCTGTCCAGTTTGCGGCGAGGAGTATTTGAATCGAGACGATAAGTTCTTATGTGACAAGTGCATTGCAGAGAAAGACGCAGATGTTGACTTTTTCTTGACTTGTCATAGTTGTTATCGTAGAATATATGATGAAGATGAAATTTATTTTGAAGGGACAGAGCCATTCTGCGGATGTTGCCACCGTGCAATGACCGAAGAACTACTGCCCGCGGAAGAGGAAGAGGAGATTTAATATGGCACAAAGACGAGGAGATTTGGCGAAGCAGTCTGCTATCGCTACTATTCAGGCAGCTTTTGGTGAAGATTTTGTTGGTCTAATTGACAAGAAGCTCTATGTAGATGTGAAAGATGGTCCGAATGGCGAAGTTGTTCAGCTTTCTATTGCACTTACAATGCCCAAGACTCCGGTGAGCGCATCTGCGGCTCCTGTTACAGCACCAACAGGAGATAGTAATGCAGCAGCTTGGGAAAACAAGCCTGCAACTCCAACAGAACTGAGTGCAGAAGATAAGGCAAAAGTTGCAGATCTGTGCGCCCGTTTGGGTATCTAAGTAAAAAATTTGGGCGGGGTAATTAAAATAATTACCCCTCTCTTTCATTATTATTACCAAACACTTGGAGAGGTGATATATAGTATGCGGAAACCGCGTTCACAGGCCTATAATCGAGATGTAAGTATACGAAAAGCTCTTCGTAAGCGTCGTATTGCTAGAGAAGTTTACTATGATGGAGATACGCATCCATATTATAACAATCTTCATCAGTATAGTAAAAATAAAATTCATTGTAGTTGTTCTATGTGTTCGGCTAAGATCCGCAATAAAGGCAAGCGTAGGAATCTGCATGGAAACTACTCTCCCAGTCTCAATTATCGCATTAGCGAACTCCGCAAGCAGCAGAGTATGGATGCTGATGAACGGGATTATTTCTTCTCTTGATATATAATAAAAAATATTATATAATATATATAGAAAGTAAGGGAAGACCTCTTTCAGAGAAAAAAGATTTATTTGCAATAAATTAAAAATTATTGTATAATAAATATACAAAGTTGAGGACATTAAAGTCCTTAAATGCGCCAGTAACTCAGTCGGTAGAGTATCTGCCTTTGGGGAAGTAATTCAAATGGTAGAAAAGATCAATGCAAGTTCGAGTCTTGCCTTCTCCACCATAAGCAGAGAGTCGTGGGTTCAAGTCCCGCCTGGCGCACCATTATGCAGGATTAGTGTTAGCGGCTAGCACGTCAGTCTTCCAAACTGAAAGGGCCGGTTCGAACCCGGTATCTTGCTCCATAATGCCAATCAACAATAGCGCAATCCTTTTATGGCCTAGGCATAAAGGTGAGGCATGGCGCCGATAGCGAAAGTTGACTAAGCTATCTTTACAGACTTTCTTTACGGGGAATGAAGAGAGGCTGCTCGCCGTTTGTACAGCTCCGGCATTTAAGATTGAGCGCCCCTTGGAGATGAACCAAGGGTTATATAGGGGTGTCGGTTAATGGTTAAACCACCGGTCTCCAAAACCGGGACTAGAGGTTCGAGTCCTCTCACCCCTGCCAGCTTCAAACCTTATTTGAAAAACTATAAATATTATGTTATAATATTTATAGAAAGTTAAGGAAAGGAAGTAATGATATGTTCTTTGAGACACCTACTCAGGTTAAGTTCTGGGATCCAGATGGCGGTCATTATACCGCGGGAATCGCTTATAAGGATGAAATTATTTGTGGCTGCTGCGGTGGCGTCTTTGAAATCGAGGAGATTATCGAAGATGCTAAGAATGATGGCGTAGTACCTATTATCCCTTATGAACTTTGGGTAGATTTGGTTTCTGAGATTGCAGGAGATGACCTGTGAAGTTCTATATCTCTTATTTCTATGCGGTCCGGTTTATGAAACCGAATACAGTTGCCCTTTCTACTGCGATGTGGGACCCAAAGTGGTTCTATGACAAATATCAAGGTAACGCTTATTTAGATAAGCGAGGAGTTCTAAATGGCTTGCGGGCTGAGCCTTTTGTGCCTAAAGACCATCAAGAGGGCGAAGGTTACTGCGGGAATTGCGACCATGATAACTCTAAATGTTGCTTTATGCAGCATTATAGAGAGCAGTTAGATGCTCTCGATTTTACTGATATGATGCGGCGTTTTGAGAGTATCGCGCAACGAGTCGTGACCAATGGAGAAGAGCCTGAGATTGTACTTCTTGTTCATGAAGCTCCGACCAATCCATGCTCTGAAAGATGGACGTTATTTGATTGGTTTAGGAAGCATGGAATCGAGGTTGATGAATACCCGATTCCAGAAAAGAAGAAGCCAAAAAGGAAATTTGATTTCTAATAAAAAATATTGTATAATATTTATAGAAACTGAGAGAAATGGTTGCCCGACACTTAACTCTTAAAAATAAGGTATGCTGGGTGAGGTTAACGGAAGGTGTTGCAAGGTCTATTAAAGACTTAACCGAAAGAGAAAAACCCCTTTTGCTGAAGAGCAAAACAAATATACTGAGTCTTGAATGTTGGCAACTTAAACGAGAGACTCGTAAATATTGTCCTGTAGCTCAGCTGGTAGAGCACGCGACTGTTAATCGTGGGGTCGAGGGTTCGAACCCCTCCGGGACAGCCAAAGTCGATGTTTGAAGGAGTCGTCGCGACTTTAACCCTAAACCTTCAGTATGCGGGATTGGCGGAATGGTAGACGCGCTAGATTTAGGATCTAGTGTCTATGGCGTAAGGGTTCGAGTCCCTTATCCCGTACCAATGAGGCGTTAACATGGATTTTGATTGGTAAACTACCACCGGCATCCAATGCGCGGCAATGCCAAGCAGCGAAGATATGTGGCTTAGTGGAAAACGCCTGTCTAAATATAAAGAAGCAAAGTAACCAATCGTGAATATGCGGCTATGTTGAAATCGGTAGACAAGCAAGCTTGAGGTGCTTGTGATCGAAAGGTCGTGTGAGTTCAAATCTCACTAGCCGCACCAATGAGTCTAATCCGCTCAAGTCATAAGGATTGGTGTCAACCGCTCACCTTACGCAGGTTGCCGATTGTGGGTGCAAGTTTGGAAACCCTCCCTGTGTCCACGGGATCTGGATAGTCTTTGTTGTTTTATTACTTAAATAAAATTAACCGGTATAACTTACCGTTAGGGGAGTGACTCTCCTCAAGTATTTGGTCTCGTAGTTCAGAAGAGTAGAACGCATGCCTGTCACGCATGAGGTCACGGGTTCAAGTCCCGTCGGGATCGCCAATAAGAGAATATTGAAACGGTTCAGGTCTTATCGGCCGTCTAGGCAGGCGAGGTAGAGTGAGGTAAGTTGCGGTGGAAATCCCTTGAATTAGCGTAAAAAAACCTACGCCTGAAATTCTGGAAGTGGAATTTTGCGAAGTCGGAGTAGCGCAAGCGTGTGGCTGAAACATGACCACCCGCCTAGACTTTAGTATTCTCTTTATTTGAAAAATAATAAATATTATGATATAATATTTATGGAAAGTAAGAAAGACACAGTACAGCAAGTTTTTTAATGGGATAATTCTTTTCTCGCCACGAAAATGATAACTGGTTCGAGTCCAGTGCAAAAATCTGTGTCTTGCTGAATATTGCCCCGTGGTGTAATGGTTAGCACGGCGGTCTCTAAAACCGTATCCCTCTGAAGGAGTAAGTCTGGGTTCGAACCCCAGCGGGGCTGCCAGCAACACCTCCTGACATTTTTCGAGCGTTGTCGTTAACTAGAACTCGACCTCAGTGGTTTAATGTACGAGGTACTGATAAGTGATGGTACTACCACTCTTCACTTTTCTCTATATATCTTATGGGGCCTTAGCTCATCTGGAAGAGCGCCTGCCTTGCAAGCAGGAGGTGGCGGGTTCAAGTCCCGCAGGTTCCACCAAAGAGAAGTTTTTTTTGGTTCTTCTCGGTTATATTAAATTAGTGATTATATTTGTTAAAAACCAGTTTAGGTTTGGTTTGATTACCCTTTTCTTTCCCCCTTATATAACGAAACGAAAATGGTAATGGTGCGTGACGCCGCGTTCCCTGAATAGCTTCGCAAGAAGAAGTGCGAGTTATGGTCCCATCTACTAACTGGTCTAGGTAATCAGCCTCTCAAGCTGAAAATGTGAGTTCGAGTCTCGCTGGGATCACCATTAACAATAGGAAATATACATAGATGAAAAGGAGAAGATATTATGAAGCAGGTTCACGGTACTTTCGATTCTTTTAAGACTCTGGGTGCGGCAATGGGCTTTAAGGCTCCTAAGGTCAAGGAGAAGGAGCATAAGTGCCCCGATTGCGGCGGCATGATGGAGCGAGCTGGCAACTCCAATGTGTTTGTCTGTCCTTTCAGTAAGCTGGAAGAGCGTGACCTGAAGGGTAAGCCGGTGCAGGTGTTTAGCAAGTGCGGTAAGTTTGTTATCGCTGATTAACATATTGACCTGAGTAAGTCGGTAAACTGCTCTTTATATCGCGGTAGCTCAGTTGGTAGAGCGGCAGGTTGAAGCCCTGCGCGTCGCTGGTTCAAGCCCAGCCCGCGGTGCCATTGCGGTGGTGGAGCAACGGTAGCTCACTAGCCTCATAAGCTAGAGACGGCGTTCGAATCGCCCGACCGCAACCATAGGCGTAATGCCATTATGGGTAAGACGCACACAGCAAATTTTTTCTTTTGAAAAATATTTTAGCTCATTGGTAGAGCATCAAACTGTTAATTTGACTGTAGCTGGTTCAAATCCGGCAAATAATTTTCTTTGCGTCTTGTAAAATTAAATAAGGAGGTTATTTTCTATGTTCCAAGACATTGATGACATGATTTTCGACAATGTTGAAACCACAGTTAGTGAGCGATAATTCTCACTTTTTGATGGAAAGCTGCTTGGTTTTATACCAAAGGGTCACAAGTCCCTAAAGCTGAGTGCATCAATTTGGAGAGGTGGCAGAGTTGGTTGAATGCGGCACCCTGCTAAGGTGTTGACCCCATTAGGGGTCCGGAGGTTCGAATCCTCTCCTCTCCGCCAGCCGTGAAACGCGAGTACGCCTCGGTTCCATTAGGCGTGGGACAAATAAACAAAGACCACGTCGGGGTTTAACTCACCTGTCAAGGGCTGCAGACCTAGAATGAGTTTTAATAAGGAAATAGCTGATGTGAAAAGCATCTTGTCTTGCTGACATGACAATAAACTTTGAACGGGTCGCTTAATGCGGGATTCGTGCCTGCGGGTGTAAAGTCAGAAAAGTAGGGGTATGCAGTTTGAAATCTGCAGGAGTAGCTATCGGTGAATCCCCACCTCCACCGTCCCTTAAAATTCAAATAATATGCTGGCATAGCTCAGTTGGTAGAGCTACTGATTTGTAATCAGTGGGTCGGGAGTTCGAGTCTCTCTGTCAGCTCCATAGGCTTAGGAAGTAGCCTACAACTTCCACAAGGCGTGAAATCGCTCTAGCGACGAAACGGATATTACCAATTGGTAGTAGCACGGTATCTAATGATGCCCTATATCGGTGCTGTGCACCGATATAGATATGTCCCTTTAGCTTAGTTGGACAAAGCGTGCGGCTACGAACCGCAAGACCGGGAGTTCGAGTCTCTCAAGGGATGCCATGTGGCTGTAGCTCAGTTGGTTAGAGCACTTGATTGTGGCTCAAGTTGTCGTGGATTCGAATTCCACCAGTCACCCCACGAGACCCAAACAGCAATTTTCAATCATATGTTTTTGGTACATACAAGATGAAAGGGGTCTAGAAATGAATAAGAAGATTTACAAGCAAGCTATGAAGAAAACTGGCGATGAACTACAAGAATGGCTTCAGTTCAAGCATCGGGGATCTTCTGTGCAAGCTAAGAAGGGAAAAGGTTCCTATTCCCGCAAACAAAAGTATAAAGACAGGGAGGGTTGAGTATGTCTCGTTCTTATCGAAAACAGCCTGTTTGGAAAGACCATAATCGGGGTATGAAAGCGATGGCCAATCGAAAAGTGCGGCGGGCGCTTAACCGAGATGCTAATTTTGAGTTACCCAATTCTCTCTATAAAAGATACTTTTGTCAATATGACATTTGTGACTACTGTTCTCTTATTCCTTGTAGTTTTGAGCAGTTTTATCAAAGTCGTATTAGAAACTGGAAAGAGCGTAGGCATCACTGGTTCTGGAAAGATCAGCCATGTCCTACGAGAAAAGAAGTTTACAAGGATTGGCTTAGTTATCGAAATAAATAAGCGGCTATCGCCTAATGGATATGGCAACAGCCTTCTAAGCTGTCACAATCTGAGTTCGAATCTCAGTAGCCGTACCAATATATGGGGATGAGCTAGTTTCGACGGGGTAATGAGAAGCTAAAATACACGGGTAGGTGACCACCTTACGGCGCGACAAACAATTAAACGACAACGATTATTTCGATTCTTATATGGCAGCTTGAGCTTTTGCTCGCTGACCATTTTTATCTCTTTTTTCTTTTAAGTTTCTTTATTCTTTCAAAATAAAGTGGTGGAGGCTGTATAACCGATACGGCCCTATGGTTTATTGGTTTGTCTTAACTAGAGATACCATTCAAAAATCTTAAATAAGACTATCGTGTAAAAATATTTTGGCTATGTAGTTATTTCGGACACGGAGTGCGACTCTCCGTCATCTCCACCAAGAGTTTCTTTCTTCTCTTAAAAAGAAAGTGGTGGAAAACCCTTTATACCTCCTACTTAAAATCTAGGAGGAAAGATCATGACAGATTTGGAAAAAGGATATTTGGCAGCTATCATTGACGGTGAAGGAACAGTAACGCTTACAAAAGGTAGTTTGTTTAGGTATCCAACAATTGAGATTTCTAGCACAACTTTAGAAATCGTAGAGTATCTTAAAGACCACTTCGGTGGTGTCATTTCTAGAAAGAATGAGCGTAATCCTAAGTGGAAATAGGCTTATGTCTGGAAAGTCGAACGACGAAAGGCGATTGCTTTATTAAAGGAGATTGTCAATTATCTTCATGAGCCTAAGAAAAAAGCAAGAGCAGAGTTAATCATTGCAGATTATATTCGTCTTACGCCAAGAAATGGTCGGTATTCGGAAGAATTGAAGAAGCAAAAGCTAGAGTTTGAAGAGAAGTTTTTCTCACTTGAATGATAATAAAAGGCTCTTTCAGCAATTATCGCTTAATAAGCATCTAACTGGTAATTAGAAATACAATGAGCCTTGTAAATGTGCGGGGATGGCCGAGTGGTTGATGGCGCCAGTCTAGAAAACTGGAGGCCCAGCAATGGGTCCGGGAGTTCGAATCTCTCTCCCCGCGCCAGTATAGTTTGGTAGCTCAGTTGGTTAGAGCACTCGATTGATAATCGAGAGGTCGTGAGTTCAAGCCTCACCCAGACTACCATTTGGAGATATTTCTTTAATTTAATTATCTTTTTCTTTATAAGTATTGAGGAAGGTGATAAAATGAAGATTTATAATCCAACTAATTATTCTTATATCACTGTTGTAGAAATTCCAAAGACAGAGATTTCAAAGTTTGATATGGCACTATGTCAACAGCCTCGTTAGACTTTGAAAGCCTACTATGATAGTTGCGCTGTTAAGCCTTCTATCGTTTCCAATGGTGGTTTCTTCAGCATGACTGATGGCTCAACAGCCTTTAACTATACCGATGAAGGTATAATCATTAGTTCTAATTCTCTTTACAAAGAAGGATTTGGAACTGTCAATGGAGAGTTAAAGTACGGTGTAATTGGTCAAGAGAAATTTGAGGACTTCGTAAGTGGCTATCCAGTCTTAATTAAGGCGGGCGCCGCAGTCCCTATTACTATTGCTTCCGAGATTAACTACAAGGCTAGAAGAACTGTTCTAGCTTATAATAAAGAAAATATCTTTATTGTAGCTATTGAATCTCCTGGCATGAACTTCTCGCAGATGCAATCTTTCTTGCGGACTCTCAAGGTTGATTA